GTACTCCAGTTGCGCCTCGACGATCAGCCGGCCGCCGGGCCGGTCGATCGGAGGTAACTGCGGAAGGGGCAGGCCGCCGAGGCCAGAGGTGAGAGCTGCGGCCGTGACCGCCGTACCGGAGCCGGACGGGATCGGGACGAGGGGAGCGCGCCACTGCTGAGCCATTAGCTTGCCGTCCAGAGAGCGAGGCCGTTGGTCGGGTCGACGGTGTAGGTGTACGCGCCTGCCGTGGAGATGACGTTGGCCCCGAAGTCGATGATGGACACGGCCGGCCAGGACGTGGTGCCCGATCCGACCTGCTTGGTGTAGATGAGCATGCTCCGGGCCGTGATGGTCGTGGTCGCCCCGAAGTTAATCGGGCTCGTGCAGCTCCACTTGTCGGTGTTGTTCGTCCTGGTTAACGTGACACCCGAGGAGATGTCGATGCCGCCCGTGGAGTAGCCTCCGCCAGAGGCGACCTCGGTGTAGGCGCCGGTCACGTCGGAGACGAAGGCGAACGCCTGCTCGGTGCTGGTCCAGGCCGAGGCGTTGCCGGTCATCAGCAGGGCGAACCAGGTTCCCGCCGTGGTGATGGTTAAGTCGATCAGCTTCTTGTTGATCTTGTCCATCGTCACGGGATAGACGTGGGCGGTAACGGCCATGTCAGCTTCTCTCGGTTCGCATGCTTACTTACATGGTATCGAAGGTCACGTCCAGAGTGAATGCGTTGAGCCCGGCTGCGCCGTTGGCAGTGCGCCTCACCCACACGGCGGCGACATCGCCAGCCGGGATGTTCGGCAGCGCAACGCCGTTGGCCGATGTGCTCGACGGGCCCTTCCACGTGGTGACCCCGGACGGCGCCTGGATGGGGTTGGCGATACCCACGGCCTGGAGGCTGCCGCTGCCCAGCGGCGAGGGCAGCGTCGGGTCCGCGCCCAGGGCGAACGTCGCGGTGTTGGTCGGGGCGAGGAAGCCGATCGGCAGCCACGCGAACGGCGTCAGCATGGACAGCGTGGGATGGCTGTTCCAGATGAACACACAGCCGTAGTCCACCTGATCGGATGCATTCTGGGCACCGGTCAGGTCAAGGAACAGTGCGTCCAGGCCGTTGCTCGCAGTGGATATCTGGCTGGTGGAGGCGTAGCGGCCGAGGGAGTTGCCCGGGCTGCCCGGCAGGATGTAGCCTGCTGTCGCCACCGGGGCGCTCAGCAGGAACTTGATGTCACTCGCTGCGATGGACATTAGCTCTCACTCAGTCCGAGGCCGCCGATGGGGATCTGGATGGACTGGCTAATCGACACCTGCTGTGGTGTGTCCAGCGTCCAGAAGAACTTCATCAGGCCGGCCGTTCCGCTCGATGCAGTGACCATGGCGGCCCACTGGGCGGCCAGTGTCATGCTAGCTGACATCGGGCCGAAGGTTAACACCCCGGAGTTGCTGCCCGGGCTGGGGTAGGCCGCGCCGGCGTCAGTGAAGGTGACGGCCTGGCGGGTGTATCCGGCCGTGGTCAGCTCGACTAAGTCGCTGATGGTCTGGGCGAAGCCGCCGCCCGGGCCGGAAGTGAACGGGCTCGCGGTCAGCAGCGCGACGTACAGCGGCTCAGTGCCGGCGATCCACGTTGAGCCGTTCCAATACTTGAGGGTGGCCCCTGACGTGGTGTCGACCCAGTACAGCCCGGGCTTCCACGTGGGCGCGCTTGTGCCAATGGACGGCGGCACGCGGCCACCGATCGTGTTGACCAGCGTCTGCGCGCCGACCTGACTGACCTGTCCGCTCACTCCCGGCTCCCCGGCCTAGAAATCGTAGACGTACCCGAGACCCTTGAGGTGGACCCCCAGATCCCACGGCACCTTGTACTGCTGGCCCTCGACGAAGTTGTAGGTGTTCAGCCGGCCGAGCACCGCCGCCTTGACCACGTTGCCGTGCTCGTCGTACTCAGGCGGGCTGACGACCTCGCGGCCGAACGTCATGTCCTCGATCGGGTAGTTCACCCGGATCGTCATGAACTGCGGCAGCACCTCGGGCTCGGTCTCCTCGACCTCGATGTCCTGGGTGATGCCGCCCTGGGTGTAGTCGACGACCGTGCTCAGCAGCTCGGCGCGCTCGGCAGCAGCAGCCTCAGCCTGGGCCTGGGCGGCGTCGGCCTTGTCCTGCTCGCGCTTCTCGGCCAGCTTCTGGCTGTTGACGCCGGTTAAGTCGCCCGGACGCTTCCGCTGTGTGCGCGGGCCCGAGACCTGGGCACGCGGTGAGACATCTGGCATGAATTACCCCTTGTTCGTTCTCCGATTGGTACTACACCATCTTACCAGGACATGCCTAAGGGCCTCATGTCTGAGTTGACATGAGGCCCCGAGGGTAGTACGTTGAGCTAGTTGGTGCGGGCCACCAGGACCGACTGGTCCGTGATCAGGCCGAGGCCCCAGATCGCGTACCAGGCCAGGCCGTGCTCGCGGCCGTAGTCCAGGATGCCGGCGTCCCGCAGCTCCACCGGGAGGGAGATCGCGTGCCCGAAGGCGTTGTCCCCGATGAAGATCGCGTCGTAGTACAGCGCGTTGCCGGTGCCGCTGGACAGGTTGCTGACCAGGTCGTTGAACACCTGCGTGGTCTCGATGAACACGCAGTCCGACAGCCGGCCGATCTCGCCCAGCATGAAGTTGCCGGGCGCGGCGTACTTCGTGACCTCGATGTACTCGGGGTCATCGCGGAGCTGCCGGGACTGGTGCGGGTGCACGAAGCCGACGTAGGTCTCGCCCAGCCTCGGGACGTTCTTGGTCGCCAGGGTCTCCGCCACATCCTTGATGACCGCAGCGGTCAGGGCGAAGTTGCCGGCGCTCAGCCCGGAGGCACCGTTGCCGGTCGCCGGGACGCCGTGGTCGTACGGGCTCAGCGGAGTCCGCACGGCCGAGGCCAGCGCAGGCTTGTTGTAGCCGTAGATCAGGCTCGACGCCTGGCGCAGGGTGTCCCGCGCGGAACCATCCAGGTACAGGGCCATGTTGCGGCCCAGGAGACGCGCGGCCGAGGCCATCACGTCGTCGAAGGAGGCGTTCAGCAGCAGCTCGGTCACCGCCACCGCGAAGCCCTGCTCCGCGACGGTGATGTCGAACTGGCTCGCGGTCAGGGCGACCGACTGCATGCGGACACCTTCCACGAGCTGCGAGGCGCTCGGAAGGTTGTTGTACCGCATGAAGTGGATGGTCAGACCCGGCGAGACGCCCAGCTCCGTCTTTTTCACAGCGAACTGCTCGAAGCGGAGGATGGGCATGGCCTGGAACAGGATTTCCTTGCTCCAGAGCTGCTGGACGGCGGGCGAGAGCTGGGAGTTCGCCCCGCTGTAGTTCGTGGGGCTCCCAGCTAAGAAGCTGGTCCCGGTGATCGCACCTGCCATAGCGGCCTCTCTTGTCTACTCGGGCATGCTCTCAGTATAGAGAGAGCACAGGATCAGTTGTTAGTGATGACTACCGGAAGATGCCCTGGCCGGCGTTGCTGATGCCCATCCGCTGGCGAAGGGCGGCGAACTCCTTCATGCCCATGCCCGCGATGTCCTCGGCAGTGATCTGCTGACCGTTGCCGGTGTCGAGGCCCGGGGTGATTCCCGTGGCGCCGGCCGAAGGGGCAGTGCCGGGCATTCTGGCCCGCTGTGCGAGCTGCGCCTGGCGCATTCCCTCGACGAGCGCCGCCGTCTTGGACTTGACCAGCTCGATGGATGCGTCGACCTGCTCCTTGTCCTCGCCCGTGACGAAGTCCAGCAGCTCGGGGGCGATGTTCTCCTTCTCGGCGTCCACGCGGTCGCGGATGTAGCTCTGGAGCGCCATCATCTCGCGCTCCTTGGTGATCAGAGCCTGGTCCAGCTCCCGCTGCCGGCGCATCTCCTCAAGCTGTGCGGCCTGCTCCTGCTGGGCGCGCTCGAACTGCTCCTGCATCTCAGCCTGGCGTCTCTCCAGCTTCTGCTGGACGGTCAGCTCGGCCTCCTCGGCCTTCTTCCGGGCCTTTGCGGCGTCATCTTCGGCCTTCTTGATGGCCTTCTGCCGCTCGGCCTCAGCGTCCTGGAGGGCCTTGAGCTGCGCGGCCTGCTCCTCTAGCTGCCGTTTGGTCGCCTCAGTCTGCGGGTAGAGCTTGTCGCGCTCCTCCGTCCGGGCGGCCTGCTTGGCTTCCTTGATGGCCTTGTCTAAGTCAGCCTGGGTGAAGTAGCCGGTCGGCGGAGTGGGGTTCTGGGGGTCCTGCGGGCCATCGGTCATGGTGAGTCCTTCGTGTTTTCCTAGTGAATCCCGATGTGCTTATCGTACCGAGAGTGATCAGCCGCGTGTTAACAGCGCCCAGTTGATCTCGGGGTCATCCTTAGTCAGCGTGAAGCCCATCCG